GTATTGACGACCGTGAAATCAGGATTTCGATTACAGACAAATTAATGGTTGGAGGTATTTAACATGGAAACCATATTTGTAAACCGCCGCAGCGATGTTACCGCTATTATTGGCGAACACACAGAAACCTACCGCACCCGCGTAAACTGCAACTGCCGGTACCCTTTTAACTTCCGCCACGGGGCTCTCGTTGTAACTAACAACGTAGTTACACACAGAATTGTAAGGTGTAAGCAATGCGCGAAAGGAGGCAGCCATGAGTAAACACCCATACCAGGAATTGCTCGACAGGTTTATTGCTGTGGTTGGCGAAAAAGCGAGCCTGCAGTATGAGCTGAAAAAGCAAAACATGCTTTGGCTTGAGCCTGTAAACATGATCGAGTTATCGAAGAACTGAAAAAAAAGCCCCGGCAAATCGCCGGGGCTTTTTTTTGTGCATCGTCTTCCCGACGTCAGGAACATGATAATAAAAATAACCCTTGACATGTAACACCCTGCCAGTTACATTTGTACAAACAAGCCGCGCAATGAGTTACAACCGCAGAAACATCCTTTTAAGAATTATCGATATCCAGGCGATTTATAAAAAGCACTCCAAAAATTTCGAGGGCGGCTGCACCGACAGGCACATTTACGAAAAGATTATTTTCCCCGCTTACCGAATCAGCCGCAGCCGGTTCTACGAGTATCTGCGCACACCTGCCGCGCGCGAGCTTCAGCAATTGGAAGCCGATGCCCAAAAGCAACTCAGCATGTTTTAGTATTTACGATTTAGCTATTTACCATTTACTATTTCTTTTCAAATCGTAAATAGTAAATTGTAAATAGTCAATCACAGCATCTTCCTGCATGCAAATTCAATAAACGTAACCATCCACCCTTTGTGCTTGTGAAAATGCTGCCAGCCGGTTAGCTGTAGCCTGGTTGTGAGTTTTGCACCCGTTTTTTCAGGGGTAAAATTTTCAACAGCTTCCTTTACCAGCAGAGCCGTTGTTTCGTGCGCCTGCGCCTGTGAGTCGGGTACAGTTCCATCGGTGGCGGCCATTGCCTGGCTTACCACGTGAAGCCTCACCGTCATGTCTGCCCGCCGTGCATCCTTGCTCAACTGGTCGAAGTTCAGCCTGTCGGGGAATTCAACAAACACCCGAGGTGTGTTGGGTATGGTACTTTCGTACTGCACATTGTACCACTCAACACCTTTTATGGTACTGTCATCGTCGGCAGTTTCAATCTGTGCCTTTATGGCGGTGTAAATGTCGTAAAGCATGATTTTTAATTTACTATTTGATTATTTACTATTTACAATTTTCGGATTTCCAAATGGTAAATGGTAAATCCGTAAATGGAAAATCATTTAAAAATGTCTTCCACCATCTTGTCAAACTTCTTTTCAATCCGGGAGTCTAGGGCGTCGCTGGGGCCAATCATACGGCGCTCTGGCATTGTAAAGCCCGGAGGCCGCCCCGCCATCAAACCCTCGTTGTGTACCCCCGCATAAGGCAACTGGCTGGTAAATTCAACCTGTGTTTCTTTGGCAGTAGTGCTTTGCTGCCAGCTACGCTTCAGGCTGCCGCCACGTTTCTCGCCAACCAGCGTTTTTTTACGGGCTCCTTTTGCCAGCTTTTTCTTCCAGGCTTTATACTGGCCGGGCTTTGTTTCGAACCCTTCTTTTGTAAAGTTGTCGGAAATAAACCGCAAACCCTCCACTTTGGCAATACCCGGCAACCGCTTCACGGCATCGGGTAACCGGCGTTTTATTTCGCTTATTTTATTAAAAAATGCGTTGTTGCTCATGGCCTGTAGCTTTCTAAAAAATCAATGAGCCATTCATTAATAACCTCCGAATCTTCGGCAGATACGCTGGTGTAATACCCGGCAGTGTCGCTGAAAACCTTTTGTTCTGTGCCTGGGTTAAAGTCAAAACCTTTTGGGGCCGAAGTTTCCTCAAAGGCTTTGTATTTATCCTGGTCTTTATTCACAGGTTCGTCGGTCTGTATCAACTCGCACCTGCATCCAAATCCCAGCGGCGGAGTGTGCGTGTTCCAGAACGTGTCGTCAATGGGCAAAATCAAACCTTCAAGCTCGGCATGCTCTGCCCTTACATCCGCATCGCCTGCGGTACGCCATTCGAGGTTTGGGTAAAGGTCAGCATTTTCGGAAAAGCCAATCCAACGCTCAGCTGCGGCTGAGTTGGCAAATATGCCCTGCTTTTCGGTAGCCAGGTAATCTTTGTATTTTTTGTTGATTTTGGCTTTATCAGCATCCGTGGCGGCGGCTTTCAGCTCACGCTCCTTTTGCGCCTCGCGGTAAGCGGCAAACCTTGCGGCATCTTTTTGCAGGTTGTTGTGCAACTTTAACCGCGGGTCTTTTTTCTTTGCATTTTCAGGGTCAACGCCGGTGCCCATTCGCACCTGTGTGGCATACTGTGCGAGCACCTTTGCAAATGAATCTACATTAAAAAGCGGGTTTTCAGCAGCTGCGGCTTTTATGCGATTTATTCCCAGGGAATGGCTGATACTTTTTTTTTACCGCCAAATTTGGCGGCTGCGTCTTTTTTTATCTTTTCATCCGGATCGTCTTCGTCCGGTTCCTTAGCTCCACCATCGGGAGATACGGTTGGGGCGGCATCGAGACTTGGGAACCTGCCCATACAACCTTCCAACGGGTAACCCCATTGTGCCAGGAAAGGAATAAGACGGTAATTAATAACGTCCTGTGCATCGCGCAGGCGCGAGCTGTGAAAATCGTCGAGAATATGTTCGGCAACTTTTGCAGTGCCAACAAAAGCTTTTTCGGTTCCGGTACCGTATTGCCCATTAATTATTTTGGCAATGTACATATCGCACTTGTTCATATTAGCCTCATAAATCAGGTGGCTGCTCCCTGTTCCGGGGTCTGCCACTACTGTAACAACATCGTCGGTACCAACAAGGGCATATCTGTTACGGCCAAAATTCCGTGCGCCATTCTCAATTACTGTTGCATCTTTCCCCTCGGCATCGCTCTGTACTACAAGCATAGGTTGCCCCCATCTTTCGGAGTGCTCGTTCCAATCGCGGCGGGCAAAGCTTTTTATGATTACTTCGCGGGTGAGCATTTCCAACAGCCCCAGGCTTTTTGGATTGCCAATTTCAACCAGGAATAAGTCTGATGGGTTTATAATTTCACCCTTATCGGGGTCGCTGTTAGCGTATGGGATACCCTGCCGATCGGATGCCTGAAGTATGATGTTCCGATTATGCGGATAAACATTCATTGCCGGGAAAAGTTTACAGTCGATAAACTCTCCGTTTTCGTCGAACTGCCCAAACTCCGCCAGCCTGTAGCCCCACAATTCGCCGTCAATCAAAGCTTCTTTAAACTGGCTGAACCACGGACGATTGAACAGAGCGGAAAGCTCCTCGCTGTCGGTACCGTCTTTTGAAACAATGAATTTTTCAGCCTTCATTTTATTAACCGCAATACGGCGCTGCGTAATTACTTCGGCATCGGTGAGCGTATTTTCGTACATGCGGTACAACTCAACCCAACTTGGGTTCTTAGTGTCCCTGGCATCGGTAACATTGCTGCGCAGAGTGCCCAGCTCCATCTGTACCCGGTCGGGTTGTGGCAGATTCACCTGGTCGCTTAACCGGCTTCCCTTTTTTTCTTTTACGTTTTCGGCTTGTTTTGCAGGCTCTTTGGCTTTATTGAATAAGTTAAACAGACCCATATTTTTAATTTTTAATTGGCAATTGTTAATTAATAAATGTCATTATCCCTTAGCTCGTCGCCTCCGAACCTATACTTGCTTTTTGGCAGTTCGGTAGTTTCATCAATCAACTGGTCTAAGGTGGTTGTAAGTTTACCGGCTGCAATCTTTTCAATTGCCTTCAACTGGTTCTGGTAGTTTTTATCAACCCGTTCGGGGATATCAACATCTTCAACCGTATTGAAAAGATAATAAACCGTAATGTGCACCAGCATGCGCACAAGCATAGCATTGCGGGTGGCCCCTGTTTTGGCCAGTTCGGAGTCGATGTCGTAATTTTCGCGTAAAGGGTCAAGCTCCGAAATGGCAAGTTCCTCTGCCGTGTCTAAGTTCTCGCTCCCGGTTCCCTTCAGGTTTGCAAGCGTTGCCGCTCCGATAATTCCGTTTAAATCGTCGTCAGTAAGAAATTGCATGGCCATAAATTTTTAATTTTTAATTTCTCATTTTTAATTTAATAAATCGACCTGTTATCAGCGTGGGCATACTTGCCGGTGTTAAATCTTGAGCCGCTGCCCTGTTTGGCTTTTTTCTTTTCGAGCTTAAATACTGCTCCCTCTACCATATCTGGGCCGTCGTCTTTAATCCGGTTATCAGGGAATCCCAGGAACTGGTCGCGAAGGGTAATCATATCTGGCTTTTGTTTTAAGGCCCGGTTGAACCTTATAAAACCTGCCTCCGTAAGTGGCGTCAGGTTTTCAATGCGCACCTCCTTGTCCGGTTTTTTACGTTTATCGCCGCGAATACGTAAAATTGGCGGGTGTTCCTCGCCGTAGCGGTAATATTCTTCAAGCATTAAGTCCTGTATGAAGTTGGCCTCCATCCAGTGCGAAATTTTCAAGTTGTCGGGAACCTGCCGCGCTATGCTGTAATGGCCGCGTACCATTTCGGCTGTTGAACACTGCCGGTCGAAAATGTCAATGATATCATAATACCGGCCAATCTTACCAATTAACCCGATTGCCTTACAGTCGCTGGTCATGCTCTTTTTGTAGCTGGGGTCGTTGTAGGTAATTAAAGCATCGTACTGCTGCAGCGGTAACACATCAACCCAGGGGAGATGCTCCTCTTTAAAAGTTTTACCAAGGATTATGTGCTGATGGAAGTACTCTTTTAACCCCGAGCGACGGCCCATACGGTTAATTTTGTTCCACAGCATTTCTGGGGTGTATCGCTCTTTCCATGCCGGGACTGCCTTTTCTGACAAGTCCATTTTATGGGTTTTCGGATTTTCGAGCGCGTAAACTTTTGAATGATAAAGCCCTTCGCGAATAGGGTCGCCCTCGTCGATATCGCCGGCAAATTTTGCCAGGGCACTTTTACGGTGAATTCGGTTACCTATCATTATCAACCGGCTGCCGGTAATTGGCAAACAGCCGTAAAAGTCTTCGAATATCCATTCCACAACCTCGTCAACAAGCTCCTCGTTTTTAACGAATTTCTTGTCGTCGATATCATCAATCAGCCCGTATTTTGGTCTGAAACTCGACTCTTTGATACCGCGGGGCGACTGGCCGCGACCAAAGGCCCAGAAACCATATCCCTGGGCAGATACGAAATATCCGTCAGTCCATTTGCCAGAGCCGTACTGTTCACCAAAATCGGCCATAAACCGTTTATTAAACATCAGCTCGCTTTGCAGGTCGGCCAGCAACTTGTTGGCTTTGGTTTCGGTAGCTGAACCGATAACCATTCCGGTGAAGTCACCACTATGGTTGTAAATGGTTCTCGCAATCAAAACCATTGGTTCAATTACCCCGAATATGGTTGATTTCGCATGTTCGCGCGGATACTCCATCAATGCCAGTAAGTCTGGACACTCGGAGACCTTTTTCATGTCGCGCTTCTGGAAATAAGCAAAATCTGATAATGCCAGGTGAGGCACATAGTATTTTGCAAACAGGTGCTCGTTACCTGGTTTTAGCAAATTATCAATACGCCTGCGTCGAACCTCCTCGCTTTCCCTTGCTTCAGGGCTGAGCCGTTTAACAGCGGCTTTTTCCTGCAGCCAGGCTTCGTATTCCTGCCTTTCGCGCAAACGGAGAATTCCTGTCATGACATTACCCTCCGCTTTTCGTTAATGTAATCATCGGCGGGGTCGATTATCTGCTGGGCCAGTTCGGGGTTGCGATCGCGCACCCAGGCAATAAACTCGCGGATAATTTTAACGTAATTACTCCACTCAAGCTCCTTCCCCTTTATAGTTGTAAAGAGTTTCTGAAGGGCGTCAATCTCTCCTTTAGGAATCAGGGCGGCTTTCAAATCGTCCATACTTGGGTTTTCGGCCAGCTCCTCTCGCAGCTTTTCGGCCATCAACCTCACAATGGTACTCTGGTGTTCCAGGGCCATCAGCGCGTTATCTTCCGATGTTTTTTTGGCAATCGACTGCATGGTGCGCTTGCGGCGCAGGTTGCCCTTAGTTACGATTTTTGAAACCGTAACCTCCGACAGTTTCAGAATTTTAGAGATGTCTTTCTGCTCTAAGCCTTCTTTGAATAGAATTTCGACAGCAGCCTCTTTTGTTGCCATTTTTCGCGCTTTTTGAGGTAAAAGTCTGTAATAGGCTGCTCATTTTAAAGCGATGTTCAAACCGTTGTACAGAAAGGTTTTAGGGTTGGACACTTGCTTTTTTTGCGGGAAAATTCTTTTGATTTTTGACTCACAAAGTTATAGCAAAAGCGCTGAATTTTCAAAATCGCAAATCATGAAAAAATGGAATTAAGCTTTTCGAAAATAGTAAACCGCGAACGACGCATAGTTGAAATGATGCTTTACGGCGAGCTGGGAGATGATAGCTCAAAAGGCGAAATCAACGGTCATTATTTTGCGCGTGAGCTAAACTGGCTGGCACGTGAGTATGATGAAATTAAAATACGCATCAACTCAAACGGCGGCCTTGTAACTCACGGGCTGAGCATCGTATCGGAAATGATGGCTTCAGGCGCATTTATACATGTGCATGTTGACGGTATTGCGGCAAGTATGGCAGCAGTTCTGCTACCGGCAGCCGATAAGGTTACCATGAATGATTATGCAAAAATCATGATTCACTCACCTTATTATTCTGACGAAAACGGGGAGGCAGTAAAAAATCTCAGCGCGAAGGATAAGAAAAGCCTGGCTATGCTAAAGGACACATTAAAACTTTTGCTTGGTAAACGTGGCATGGACGATGAAAAAGTAAGTTCTACGTTGAAAACCGATACCTGGTTTACTGCTGAAGAAGCTCTTGCCCAGAATCTGGTTGACGAGGTAATAGTTACCGGAAAAAAGAAAGAACTGGCTGCTCTTGAGCCGTTGAAACTTGTAGCTAAAATTAACAGCGAACATAATTTTAAAAGTATGAAGAAAGTAATTGCGAAACTCAACGCATTCGGTGTGCAACTCGCAGAAGATGCAACCGAAGACCAGGTGGTTGTCGCGCTCGATTCGTTACCAAAAGGCGAAGGCAAACCGGCTGCAAAGCTGGTTGACCAGCTTATTGCCATTGGTAAGAAAACAGGCGTAATCACCGATGGCGAAGGCGGCAACGAGGCAAAGTTCAGGAAACTTGCCGAAACCGACCTCGACCTGTTTGTTGATATGCTTAATATCGACAAGCTGGGAACAGCTCCTGCTCCGAGGGCAACCGCCCGTGTGAGCGAAATTCTCGACAAGGCCGCTGCCGCAAAAACAGCAGTTGCAGCCGGTGATGAAAAAACATTTGGATGGTACGAAAAAAACGATCCCGGCGCGCTTGCACGTATGGAAAACGTTGAACCTGAAAAATTTGCAAAACTGAAAGCGGCTGACGACGCTCTTTACAACTCGTAAAAAAAGTAAAAATGGGACAGAAAATTAAATTTCCATTTGGCCCGGCTGATACTAAAACATTATCAGCCACAGGAGCACAGGCTTTGACAATCGATAACATGCTCACCATTGTTGATGGTGTGACAACCCAGGCAACTGGCAACCGTACGCTCAACCTCACCGTTGACGCTAACCTGGAAGCGGGTGCGCGCATGTTTGTGAAATCGAAAACAGCTGCTACCGAAACAACCATTTTCGGTACAACAATGCAGGGAGCTACCATTACCGGAGTTGCGGGTAAAACCAAAACTGTTGAGTTCGTTTACGACGGAACCAACTTTGTTGAAGCCGGAACACCAGTTCAGATTGATTAATCGTTAAAAAATTATAAGATGGCAGAAATCAGTCCAATTAAGTACTCTTCGGAGTTGCAGGTGATACTTTTTCCTGATAACAGCTTTTACAAAAAGTCGGTTCAGGAAACAGGCATTGCCGATACGGTTGAAACCGTTGAACGCCCTTACCAGGGTAGCATAGGAAAAGCAAAAACAGGACAACCTGCTTCGCTTCCTTTGCAGGTAAATATTGCCGAAGATGGCAAGGACAGCTACAACACCACATTGGTGTATGCTCCTCCAATCGCGGTTGACCTACCGGGCGAATTCGCCCTTAACTACAACAAACGCCAGGCAAAACAGCAACAGCAGGCCAGCATTATCAACGTGAAATGCGCTGATATTGCCGCCGTAAACTGGGGCCCTACCAATGCTGCCCAGATTATGAAAACATCTGGATCGAGTCGTGCGTCGAATGTAATTGCATCAACCGGCAGCGCAATTGCCAACCGTAAAGCGGTTACCAAAAACGACCTTATTGCAGTACAAAACCTGCTCATGAGGATGAACGTTTCTGGAATGAACGGCCAGTATTGGGGACTTGTAACACCCGACTTTTACAGCGATTTGATGAAAATTGCCGAGTTTGTTGATTTCGAGAAAACCGGCCAGTTGACAAAACTGCAGGAAGGTATCGTAGGTCGTATCCTGGGCATGAACATCATGGTTCGCTCAACAGAAGATTCACACACCGGGTTGCTTTACAGCAATGCTTATGCAAAGAAAACGCTCGACGCTGCAGTTGCATCAACCGACTGCCCGGCTGCTCTTTTCTGGAACGATAAGCTTGTGGCATCAGCCGAAGGTGTACTGAAAACAAGCATCAACCCGAATGCACCAGGTTACCTGGGAGCAACCATAATCGAAAGCTGGGTACGCTTTGGCGCAGCCCATGCACGATACGACCAGAAAGGCGTGGTTGCATTGCTTGAAGAAAATGCATAGTGAGAGGGATTCATATTGTTTGATTTTTCCGGGGCGGACAGGTTTTGCCCGCCCCGGTTTTTTAACCGGTATAGAATGAGCGAACAGGATAAAGTTGACCTACAAAAACTATCGCAGCGGGAATTATTGATTGTTATGCACGAGCGGCTGAAAGGAATCGGCGACTCGGTTAAAGACCTGCTCGACACGCAGGCAAAGCATGAAGTAAGGCTATCGCTGATTGAAAACAGGGTTTTAATATTCGGGGGCATTTTCGGCCTGCTGGGAGCTGCAGCCCTTGAATTAATAATTTCAATTTTCGCATGAAAACAGTTTACATGGAAATAAGGTCGGCGCTTCGCTGGGTTGCTTCGCTGGTTGAAGATAAAACCGGTAGTTTCAGCCATAAAAGGGCGCTGGCGCTGTGGGCAATGTGGGTTCTTGACCGGACTTACAGGCACCCTGAGAAATACGACCAAACTTTAATATGGCCGCTGATTGTATTAATAGCTGCAGCAGCAGCAATTACTCTGCCTGAATGGTTTTCGAAATTAAAAAACACCAAAAATGAAACTGCTGAATAAAATATTGGTTGCATTAATTGCCGTGCTTTTCGCCGCCAGCGTGTTTTCCACGTTAGCGCTGAAAAAGGCAACTAACAATGTAACAAGGCTAGAGGCCAATCAGGCAGCTCTTTTTGAAAGCGTAAAACTTTATCGGACAACAGACAGCCTGAACGCTGCCGGTGTGCAGAAACTTACCATCGAGCGCGATGAGCTACAGCTCGTAAATTCGGGGCTTGCAAAAACTATTGAAAGCCTGGATATAAAACTGCGCCGGGTACTGGCAGCTTCAGAAACGGCGGTAGAAACAGAATACAAGCCCATAACCCAAATAAGAGACAGCATAGTTTACCGCGACAGGCAGACAGCCGACACGCTGAAATGCCTTAAATATGCCGACCCGTGGATTGACATATCAGGATGCTTTCATCTTACCGATACGCAATTTGTGCCGGTAATTGTGACACGCGACACTATTCACCAGGTGATACACCGGGTACCCAAAAAATTTTGGTTTATCAGATACGGGGCAAAAGGCATCAGACAGGAGATGGTGTGGAAAAATCCCTGGGGCCGCCCCGTGTTTACCGAGTACATTGAATTTAAGTAGCATTTAATAACCATTTAAAAACCATAAAAGATGGCAGCAAATACAGGTATTATTGACGGTGGTGACATCATGCTTTATGTCAACACAGGAACCGCAGAAACGCCGGTTTGGACACCGGCAGCTCATTGCACAGAGTGCAAAATAAGCCACTCAACCGAAGTGCGAAAACGGTTGACTAAAGATACAGGTAAATTTTCGCAGAAACGGGCCGGTGAGCAAACCACGAACATCACTGTTTCGGCGCTTACCACTTATGGCACCTACAGTTATTTCGAACTACGTGCGCTGCAGGTTGCCGGTACACTGGTTCTGTTAAAATACAGCGGTCGCCCTTCAGCCGATGTTAGTGCCGAAAAATGCGAAATTGCCGAGCAGATTGGCGACAAATACGAGCAGGGCCAATTCATTATTACAT